AGTCGCACACACGCTGTTTGTCTACCGTAGTGCAACCCTTCAACCTGCACGTTACATACTCTGGGTCTGCTGCTCTAGCAACTGTACCCTTCATAAATACTACAAAAGCATACAAGGCTGCTGCACCTGCAACAACTAGCAGTGTCCATGCTACAATCTCTACGAACTTCTGCCTACGTTCACGCTGCTTGTAAAGTGTTTCTTTACGCTGCTTACGTATCTGGCCTTCCATTGCCACCAGTGAATCCCACTTGGACTTACCCATAGTAAGGCTTATCCACTGCTGCAGTTCGTATCGCTGCTGCTTTGCCTTCTCTTTGTTGGCGAAGGCGGCTATGGCTTCCTGCTCTACTGATTGTCCAGCAAACAGCTTCTTAAATATAGGCGGGTTCTTTGCTTCTTTCTCAGCCTGTTCCAAGTCAGACATGGCACCCATCCATCTGGATAAGTCTCCTGCCATCTGTTCTATGTCACGGCCTACTGCAAAACCTTTTTTAATTGCACCAAACGCTGCCGAAGCAGTCGCCATTGCGCTGATGGGGTCCATCTTAATATATCCTTACGTTGTCGGGGTTAACGTATTTAGGTACACAATAAGCTGTTACTCTGTCTTTTGGGTCTAAGTATGCGCTGTACTGATAATTACCATACCTCTTTGCTGACTTTTCTGCAAAATAATTGCACTCGTTAATACTACGAAAGTACATATCGCCACTGACTAAGTTGCGAAACTCTCCTGTGCCTAGATAGACAAGAAGCAGAAATACGTGTTCCATGTCATTTGTAACCGCCTCCTGCTTTCTTATAGGCTGACGCAAGCATCTGCGCCTTACGTGCTGACCACTGTCCGGGTGCGCCGCCTTTGCCCCCAGCCTTGATGCGGTTAAACTGCTGCTTCCTCATTCCGGGCTTAGTATAGTTGCCAGCTTCATTAACTCTTGATTTGCTCTTAGGCGCACCGCCTTTCGAAAGGCTAACCTTTCCAGTCGGTTTCGCTTTCGTTCTAGCTTGTGCGGTTTTCTTTTTAGCGGGGGCTTTTTTAGAGACACGGGTCATCTCCTATCTCCTTACCTATTTGGGTCGTAAAATTCTTCACACGATGTGGTCACGACTAGCTTGCTTGCCGTACCTGCCGTGCATTTGATGATATCACCTGCATGTAGATACAGAGGTCTGTCTACAGTAAAGATAGACTCGTATGACCCACCCGCAATATTGTGAGCAGTCAACAAGTCATATTCTGTGTTATCATCTGCATGAAAAAGGTGTAGGCTCAAAGTCACGTTACCTGTGTGGTTATTACTTACAAACAAATTCTCCAAGTGCGAAGAAAAGTTTGTAGGCACAGTGTACACATTAGTCTTGTTGGTTGTACCCAACGCCACCACTTCGGTACGGAACTTTGAGCCTGTCGCCAGTACGGGCATTACTTGCCACGCTTCTTAGCAGCCATGCCACCACGCATCATCTTTTTCTTTGCTACGGCACCGCCACGCATCATTTTCTTTTTGGCTGCTGTCTTCATCATGCCGCCGCCACGCATTTTCTTTTTAGCTACCATTTCTAAGTCTCCGTCTATCAATAACAAGAGAGTGGAATGTCTCTACAGGGAACTTCAAGTAGTATCCACTCTTTTCTAAACTCAGTGCGGCATCATCCAACACCGATAGTCTCTGCACGAATACCATGCAGTATTCTAACTCAGGGTCACTGACCCCATCTTGAAGTAGAAAATCCAGCCCAGCATCTTCCGCACTGTAGTCTGGATGAAATTGCATCAAATGCATATCGGCACCCTGAACTGACAGTGCCTCATTCATACCGTCACAGAAACCATCTAGGTATTCCATATCCGGTAATTCTTCACTAGCCCACACAACTATATCATAGTCGTGAGACTCAAACTGCTTCACTGCGTCTACCAGTCCATCCAGCCCCGTGTTAATGCTGAATGTTACCTTGTCATCTGTCCACGCCTGTTTTGCGTAGGGGCAGGGCGGTAGTCCGTTTAACTTCTCATTAGGTACTTCAAGAAAGTTATGTGACCAGTTACGTATGTCCTGTTCAACTCTATGCACGGGGATTACGCTTACCTGCCGTCCTTGTACGTGCGTATGACCTGTTCTTGGATGCTGGCTTTACTGCAAGATTAGCACGGCGATTATCACGAGGGTTGCCATTACGGTGTGCTACATCTTTACCTGCAACCGCCACACCAGACTTCTTTAGCTTGTTACGTGCAGCATTACGACTGGTACGCCGCTTAATCTGTGCTGGGCGTGACTGGTAGTTTGCATACTCTTTTTTATAATTACGTGGAGCAGCCATTACTTCCTCTTGGCAACCCCACCCTTGCGCATAAAGCCCATACGATTACGTACAGGGGTAGGCAGCTTCTTCAGGCCGGAGTTGCCAGCCGGTACAGACTTGAGTGCGGCACCGCCCTTGTTCATGTTTTTCTTGGCAGTCCTAGATACATACTCACGGGTTGCATCAGCCTTAAATTTAGCACTGTCCTTTTTAAACTTTTTGTACTGATCCTCTTGCTTCAGACGCTGTGCTGCAGTAACTCGTGGTGCATCATAATCTGGCTTGCCTGTACGAGTATTGATAGCTGTGTACATTTTCTTTTTAGTTTTACGCCCTGAAGGTGCTGCAGTAGGTCGAGTCGTCGAAGCAGGTTTATCATTCTTCTTAGGGCGTGGTGGAGGAGGTGTCGGTTTAGCCGGTGTCTTTTTAGGCATACGTTTTGCCGCAGCACCTTCGGCTGTAGGCTTGCTGGTGGTCTTCTTCTTCTTATTAGACAGTACAGACCCACCACCCTGTGCTTCCGACTTAGCTGCTAAACGTCGTTGACGTGCAGATACCGGTGCTTCATCACGGGCTTGGTCAGACGTCTTAGAGGGCTTGCTCTTCTTAGGCTTGTCTGCATCCTTGCCTGTGGCAGTAGAGCCAGCAGCTACACCTGCTCCCGCTGCTGCTGCACCTGCAGCCTTACCACCGCCACTGCTCTTAGGTGGCTTTGGCAGTGTACTTGTATTTGGATTACGTGGGCTGACTCTAGGCTGCGTCACAGGCTTAGTCAAATCTTGTACGATGGACTTACCCTTAGAAGAACCTGTGGTTGTTACCGTTGCATTTTTAGGCGGGGTACGTGTAGTCACATTACCCGCTTTAGCAAAGCGCTTCTTAAATACTTCTGCTGCTTTTTTACTAGCAAACTTAAAAAATACTTTACCACCCGCAATAGCTAGGGGTACAAAAAATACTGCTGGGCCAGCCATGTGTCTATTCCTTTACCATTTCACTTTATGAGACCAGTACTTAGCACTCAGCTTGCTGGTCGGTTTACCTTGTGCATTATGTCTGGCATAATACGACTTCTTACGTGCCTTGTCTTTCTTAGACTGAGGGTTTTTACCGGCACCCCGTACACCCTGTTGTCCAAAGCGTATGAACTTATACTTGCCATCTTCCGATGCCATTACACAGTGTGACTTCTTAGGATGGTTAGGTGTCCTCTTAGGCTTGTTCACGCCCCTGAGACCCTCTTCCTTCATCTTGTTCTTGACTCTCTCTGGAATACTCACAGGGAAATACCTTTTTGTTTGATAGACTGCTCTACGCACTTGTACTGATACGTATGCGGCACAGGGAATGCCATACGCATCTGTGCTACCATTTCATGTACCCGCATAACACACTGACCTTCCGTCTCATAGGGGCCAAGAGTATCCTCTGCCTCAATGCATCTATCCGGCGCAGACATGACACAAGCCAATACCAATGCTGTAAACATTTCATTTGTCCTCTGACCAGCCTTCAGCCTTCATTGCATCTTCTACGTGTTTCAATGTAAATGAACGCCCATAGTGTGCCTCAACTGCTTGCCGCACGTAGAAGACATCACTGTGGGGAATATGGAGACGGTCTAGTGTATTAGTACGGATAGCATCATAGAATGCTTCCAGTACATTATCTGTGTATAGTTTTACGGATTTCTTTGCCATTGTCAAGAAAAAACTTTCATGTACGGGTTAAATACTAAGTCTACCACTTATAGTGTTCATTGTAAGTGTATTTAACATCTTTATCTAAAGACATTTAAGTGTATCACTGTAAGTGTAGTCTAGTTTATATAATTATACCTAAAAACACCCCCCTTGTCAATACATAAAATGATTATGCCCCAAAAATACCTTAATGTTGCACAAAAATTAGGCACATTGCACAGTGCTTGTGCATATATACTCAACAGTTACCCGTGTGGTTAACACTCAATTTTACTGATCTGTGTATTTGTCCATGAATACGTACGTAGACCCCGGTGGTGGCCCCTGCCTACCGTCGCTTGCCGTGACAGTTGAGGCTGATTTCGCCTGATAAATCAATGCCTTGTGTCTAGCTGGCAGAAAAACACCATATATAGAAGCGGCCCGGTAACTGTTTGCATATCAGTTAACGCCAGCCCGTGACAGGCAAGGCCAAAGCTGCAGGGATTGCGGTTAAATCAGAACGGCGATGCATCTAATCAACACAAGCCCTGCAGCAACCCTACCGTCAGCCTGTCTGAACATCAGACAACCCTCACCGGTCATGCCTGTTTATATCCTGTAACCGACACCGACACACCTAAAACCGACACGATATTGCCACTATAAATAGGGCAGCAATCCTGTCTTACTATTGAAATATAATTACCGACTGGGCAGCCTTTCACGAAAGAATATTGTTATTTTGGCCTTGTCAAATTATTGACGGGCTTGACAGATTGACTGGCTCAAATAGCCCTGATATAAACCTATTCATTATCTGCAATCCCGTAGATAACAGCTTGTCTGATGTTCAGACAGCAATCCGGTGATACCGGGGAAAGAACAAGTCATGAAAAACGTACGTATCAACAAGGCACAAATCGCAACCGCAACCGCTGCAGTCGAAGCTTTCAACAGCGCAGATGCATCAATCTGGATTGCTGTTGAAGCTGGCATCAAGTTGGGCAAAACGCTGATAACAGTGACAGCCCGCTGCACCGATGCAAACGGCAAGCTTGATGCATCAGCATTCGATGCAGCGCTTGTGGCCCTGAAATTGCGGGACCGTGTACGGGGCGATGAAGATAAGCGGACAACGGCGCAACGTGAAAAGAACGGCCTTTCACGTGACAACCGGTCGCTTTGCATTCAGCTTGCTAAGGCCGGTCTGCCGAAGATTAAGAAAGCCTATGACCGGAAGGTAAAGGCCAACCCGTCATACAAGGCCAACAGCGTCAGCGGCATGATCAAACTGATCAAAGCGACTGACCCGAAAGCCAAGGCAGCCGCCAAGAACAGGCCGCCAATGGCACTGGATCAAGCGATTGCAAATTATCTTGCATTCGCCCGTAAGCATCACGGCATGACTAGCACCGAAGCGGTTGCCGCTGTTTCCAAGTTTTACGACAATCTGTCTGGCGCAATTGTTGATGCAGACAATGAGTTGGAAAAAGCACGCAAAGCTGCATAACCTGTCTGAACATCAGACAACCGGGTCGCCCTTCGGGGCGGCCCTTTTTTTGTGCCTATTTTTTATTGGCATATGTCTATGACAGTAGTGGGGTGGCATGGTGTTGCAGCCTGTCTGAACTTCAGACAAGTAAGAGAGAGGGGGTATGACAGTAGTGGGGTGGTGTTGGTGATGGTGCAGGGGTCTAAAAATAGTTCCCGACTTCAGGTTGCATTTTGTGGTTGTGTTTGCTAATATGAGGAACATTATGGAAGTTGCATCACGGTGATGCAGCAAGGTTAATCACAGGTTGTCTGAAGTTCAGACAAGCAGATGGAAGGGGATACACATGAAAGACAAAGGTTTTGAAGGGGGCAACGTAGTGCCTATCACGGTGGGTCGAGTGACCTCATCGTGGGTGGAGATGCCCAGCGAGGCGAACCAACGCACCAAGCGTGGGTACACATGCATGGACGTGGGGCAAGCTGATGCTTCGTGGTCTACCTACCTGAAGGCAGCGGATCAGGAAAAGCGACAAGCTGTGTCCGCTAATCTCAAGGCGGTGTTGGAGCGTCACAAAAATCGTTCCTGACATCCGCTTTACATTGTGGATTGTTTGTGCTAAGTCTTATGCACAATTCGATATCAACTAGCTGTCTGAAGTTCAGACAAGGAGAACAGAGATGACTGAAGTTTATTTGGTGAACATGAAGCACGGCAGTGCGGACTACACATCTGCCCACTACAAGTCCGGTGATTGGATATGCTTCCGCAGTACGCATGACATCAAGGCTGCGACTGAGATGGCAGAGAACCTGCGTGAAGGTGGGTGGGAAGTGATCGTGCAGTCTGTGCTGCTGGATGCAAATGGGGGAGTTAAGCTTGATGGGTAAGATTGCAGGATGCATGTTCATGGTGGTGGTGAGTGCGTTTGTCTCGCCATTCGCCTTTATCAACCTAATGGAAACAGGTGGACCTATCTGGGCTTATGCCTTGGTGGCATGTGGTGTCTGCTTTGGTGGTGGCTGGGTTGCTGCTGCGTTCTATCTGGAGGAAAGATACGATGATTAATATTGATCAGCAATGGCGTGAGGGTAAGACATTGATGCGCATGTCTATGTACAAGGCTCATGTGCATGACTGCGAGAACACCCGACGGCATTTTGATGTGCCGCCACTCGACTGGCACACATTCAAGTTCCGGGTGTGGCCTGACTTTGAGAAGTATGTATCAATGGGTGGTGATATGAAACTGCGGCGGCGTATGCAGTGCATAGACCATGCCTTTAATTTAGCTGGGCATATTCAACGTAAAAAACTAGCTGTCTGAAGTTCAGACAAGGAGAACAGAAATGACGTATCAACTTATCGGTGTGGGTAACAACGCCAAGACCATCAAGGGTGATGGTTCAGAGTATCTGACTGCTATCAAGTACATGCAGCCCTACAAGACTATGTTCAAGGGCAAGGTGCATAACCTGTGCGCTATGGCTGACATGGCTGGGTGTGCAGAGCCGTGCCTTAGATGGGCTGGCCGTGGTCAAATGTCCAGCGTTCAACGTGGGCGAGAACGCAAGACCATGTGGTATCTGTCTGACCGTGTGGGTTTCATGGATGCGCTTGTCAATGACATCACGGTGTTCAGGCGGCGGTGTATCAAGAATGTTGTGCAGCCATGCGTCCGTCCCAATGGCACTAGCGACATCATGTACGAGAAGTCTGGCATCATGGAGCAGTTTCCCGATGTACAGTTCTATGACTACACGAAGATTGTCAAACGTGCCTACGCTGACCTGCCACCTAACTACCACCTCACGCTGTCGTACAGTGAGGCTGACATGGACTATGCAGACAGTGTGCATCAGGCTGTGCTTGACACTGGCGTCAACATGGCTGTAGTATTCCGTCACAGCTTGCCGGACACCTTCCGTGGGTTGCGTGTCATTGACGGTGACAAGGACGACCTGCGATTCCTTGACCCCAAGGGTGTAGTCGTTGGCCTTGTGGCAAAGGGCAAGAAGGCCAAGCAGGACACGTCCGGCTTTGTTATCAACTAGCTGTCTGAACATCAGACAAGGAGATGTATAATGACATACGCAGTACACATGCAGACTTTGGAGAACTATGGCGCACATGACAATGACGGTAAGTTTGAGAGTGGTAATGCCTACTGGAAATTCAAGGGTGGTGATACATACCTTGTGTCAGGTGTTGACCGACCAGCGGACGCTATGGCATTCGTGATGGCGACCTTCGCTGTCAACAGTATCGGCGTCAAGGAGATACCCACAGACGTGGAGACACAGGCTGAGTGGGAGGCCAAGCTGGCTGATCTCAGCGAGGATTATCAGGAGTTCCTGTGGGAGACTGTCAATCGCATTGACGTGCCTACATTCTTCGACGGGAAAGAAGCACCCCGCTATTATCATCAGGCTGCACATGCACAGGGAAAGGAATTAGTACAATGATTTATCACTGCTCACATTGGGAACTTTTGTCAGGCACTAAGAATGTCTGGAAAGCTATGAACTCAAACAACACCAAGAGTGTCCTTGTCGTGAAGGACATTGGGTGCTGGGTGCTGGACATCACGTATCTCAACGGCAAGGGAGGGCATTATTCGGCGCACAACACTCGTGACGAAGCGTTCCGCAAAGCTGAAGAACAGGCGTGTTGGCTGGTAGATGAAAATTTTCATCCGATGGTGGTTGACAATGGTCAAACGTCCTGATACTGTAAATCCTATCGCTAAAGCACTGCTTCAAACGCACAGGAGACGGCAGCAAGTAGTGCCAGACAAAACAAAGTACAACAGAAAGAAGGAGAACAAAGATCATGCAAATCAAAGTAGAAAGCATGAAGCGGGTGACGCCAAAGACTGACAGTCAGCGTGACCACTGGCGTCGTGTGAATAAGTCTAAGAAGCTTACTCGCAAGGCGCAGCGTCAGGCTAAGTTGTTTCAGCAACGTGCTGCCTGACCTGTCTGAACTTCAGACAACAAACATTGAGTTAGCCGCAATGGTGTGGCTATCTCACCCAAACCAACAGTAAAAGGAGACATATCATGTCATACATCAAAGTCAAAGCTATCAACCTCGTTCACGCACTCTCAGGTGCCAAGCCTTCGATTGACCGTACCAATGAGCGTGACTTCAATCACATGGGCAAATACTATGCTGGACCATCTGAGAATGGTCAGTTCTTTCAGGTTAATGATGGCAAGCACATCCGTTACTACGGCATGCCATTCTACAATCTGTATCGGATTGTGTCCAAGAACGGTAGTGACTTTGTAATCCATGAGGCTAAGTAGTCTCGCCAACGGGGTGGCTTTCGGGTCACCCCATTTCACAGGAGATTGTAATGATACCAATAACTCAATACACAGTAGACGACTACAACGTGACTGTCTTCCGGGGGCATGTGCGTGAGGATGGACGTATCCTGCACGGCATCCGATCTGACGGCGTTCTTGAGTGGCGTTTACCTAATGCCTTCAAGAATCACGAGAAGAACAGACGCAAGCGTAACTCTGAGCGTCGTGCTAGGCGTAAGCGTTGGCTGGATAAGTATAAGCTGCATAAAGGCTGCAGTGTCTGTGGCAACAAAGATATGCATCCTTGGCTGCTGCAGATGGATCACATTGACCCATCCACCAAGAAGGCAAACGTCGGTGACCTTGCTACAGGTAGCCTAAAGAAACTCATGGCAGAGGTACGCAAGTGTCGTATCATTTGTTTCCCTTGCCATGTGAAGCACACAACTGAACAGAACAAGATAGAGGAAGTGACGTGAAGACGATAACTGTGAACATCAAACACGAAGACCGCACCATACTTGAACGTAAGGTGGAGGATTACTTTCGTGGCTATCACCCATTCGGGTATGGCACTAGGCTGGAGACACCAGCGTACTACGACGAAGACCAGCAATGTTGGGTGGCTGTGATATCCCGACACACCTCTTGTGATTAGGGAGATTGACAATGGAACTACCGCTTGACCACGAGCCTAGTCTTAACCACTGGGCGAAGTGTATCGCTGACCATGACCTAGAGACCGGCCTTCACACAAATTGGGATCATGCCTACGAAGAGGCATGGCATGGGCTGGATGCTGAATTTAACTACACTTATGAATATCAACTTGGATAGGAGAATGACTATGGCAAAACAAAAGACAGAATGGGAACTACGCCGTGAGGCTGCGACTAAATCGTGGAAGTCTATGACTCCACACCAGCAAGAAGCTATGATGACACTGCTCAAGGCATGGGTGCCGATTCGCACACGTGTCAGTGAGATGTGTTCCCTTGACTACGATGATCTACGTGCAGTTGACCAAGCATGGTGGAAAGTCAAAATGGCACTTGTTGACAAGGACGTTGAGATTAAAGAGTGGGACTTTTAATGTTTGCAGAAGCACTCGTATGCCTTGCACTGAACGTGTATCACGAAGCCCGTGACCAGCCCTTCATTGGGCAGGTTGCGGTAGCCCAAGTGGTAATGAACAGAGTATATGACGATAGGTATCCTGACACTGTATGTGATGTGGTCAAGCAAGGTCCAACGTACTCATGGAAGCAGGACTTCCCTGTCCGTCACCGCTGTCAGTTTAGCTGGTATTGCGACGGTAAGTCAGACAAGACACCTGACCAGACAGCGTGGCAGCAAGCTATGTTGATTGCACAGGGTGTACACACAGGCAACCTTGACGACTTCGTTGAGGGTGCGACACACTACCATGCAACCTATGTTCTGCCTGAATGGGCAGAAAGCAAGATTCCTGTCGTACAAATAGGTGACCATATGTTCTATAGGTGGGACTAGTGGATATTATTATCTCACTACTCATCTTTTTAGTACTAGCAGCGTTGACTTTGTGATATCTTAGTGATATAACAGAGTAACAGTTAACAATCACGAAAGGAGAACTACCATGCCCTTAGACTTTACCTCAAATGATATCGTACCTGATCACATCAACTTCCCTGTGGAGTTTGAGCCAACCAAGTATGACAAGTCCAAGTATGTCATTAATGGCGATACAGGCGAATACCTTGGCATCGTCGGCAGCACCTTCAAATGTGCCAGCCACGGTGACTTCTTCACCCGTGCGCACAACGCTATCTCTGAGCATCTTGGAGAAAGCTTCTGTGAAAGCATGAACATCAGCTTCGATGCGGCACGTAACAATGCATGGGTCAAGATGGACATGCGTATGCCTAATGTCCTTCGCAAGATTGAGACAGACAAGCATACCACTACCATTGCACCACGCCTTATTGCTCTACACGGTATTGATGGTAGCTGCTCCAATCAGGTGTACTACGGTGCTATTGACTTCTTCTGCACCAATGGAATGGTCACAGGTGACTATGACAAGATCAAACGTAAGAATACCAGTCGTTTCGATCTAGAGACGTTCATTGATGAACTTCAGCACACTGTGTCTGATTTTCACAACACGGCTGATGTGTATCAGAAATGGGCTGAGACAAAACTGCACACTGTTGATGTCAAGGCTCTGCTTGATACCATCATCACGGATTCAGATCGTAAGGCACAAAAGATGTTCAGCTTATGGTGTCAAGAAGTCAGTACACGTGGCTGCAATATGTGGTCTCTGTACTCTGCCTTTACGAACTATGCTAGTTACGCTGACGAGAAGAATGGGTTCACACTGAAGAACACTAACAACGATACCGCCGCTACATCTATGTGGTCACGTGAACAAGAGGTAGCTAAGTGGATTGCTAGCCCTCAGTTCCGTCGGTTGTCTGAACTTCAGACAGCGTGACATGATGTCGCAGCTTACTGAACTCGTACAGGACTACTACAAGTCCTATGATTACAGGAACTTACGTGATGAAACTAAGAAACAATATGAATACTTCATCAACGTAATGCTCAACACTGAGGTGGACGGACAGGCTCTGTCCACCTTCGACTACACATCTTTGCCAACACGTGCGGCGAAGGTTGCGTACAACCAATGGTGCGAGAAAGGTATTCATATGGCTAATCATATCATGTCAGCAACGTGTATTGTTTTTAATCACGGTCTGCGCATGGAGATGTGCGTTATAAATCCTTTCGCTAACGTGCGTAGGAGAACGCCTGAGAGGCGTAAGACTGTCTGGACTAGGGATGATATCCAAAAGTTCCTAGACGCAGCGTACAGTGATTTTAATACTCGTAACATAGGTTTGATTGCGCACATGGCATATGCTTGGTGCCAACGTCTAGGAGATATGAGACTACTAAAGTGGGAAAGTATACATTTTGATAGTCAGACTATACAAATTGAACAGTCCAAGCGTAAAGCAGACGTGCATCTACCCATTGACGACGACTTATGCGACATGTTGAAGCAGCAAGAAGAAGACTTCGGCTTTCAGAAGTATGTTGCCCCACGCCCATATGCAATTCAGGGTGAGTTTAGACCATACAGCTTGCAAAAACTGCCTACATATGCACGTAGGGTAATGGATGACGCTGGCTTGCCGCAGGAACTGCGACTATCTGACCTGCGACGTACTGGTACAACGGAAATGGTGGAAGCTGGTGTAGGTATGGCACAAATTATGTCGGTTACAGGACATGCAAATCCTAGTTCAGTAAAACCGTATATGAAAAATACGTTGAAGAGTGCAAATTTAGCTTTGACAGAACGTAGAATGCATGCTACAAGCATACCAACTGCCGCAAAGGAGAGTGAATAACATGTATAGTATATATAACACTGTAAGTGATATCATACTTGATATAGACTTACCTGTAGGTGATTCCAAAAGAGTGAATTGCCCTAACTGTGGTGGAATTAAAACATTCACCATTACCAACAGTGAGGGTAAGCTTTTATGGAATTGCTACAAAGCTTCGTGTAATGTTAAGGGTGCCACACGAGTGCCTATGTCCGTAGACGACATCAGTTCGATACTGGATGGCCGTAGTACAAAGCAGGATGAGACATTCTCATTGCCTGAGTATGTAGTTCCTCGTACATACGACATAGCTGAGTGGGCATGGGAGTTGTACAAGATTGACGCAGAAGAACTTGGGCTAATGTACGATGTCAAAGAAGATCGTGTAGTCTTTCCCATCAAGCACGACGGTAAGATCATAGATGCTACGGGACGTGCTATGAAAAATATTCAGCCTAAATGGAAAAGATATGGAAATAGTGGCTTGCCATATGTGTGTGGACATGGTAAAGTCGCCGTAGTTGTTGAGGACTGCGTGAGTGCAGCCGTTGTTGGTTTCGGTTCTCCATCCTTTGTCGGGGTTGCGCTTCTAGGCACGTCATTGCAAGAGACGCATAAAGGGTATCTCTCGCAGTTCTCAACAGCAATTATTGCACTAGACCCCGACGCACTAACTAAATCAATTGAGTTCAGTAAGGAACTTAGAGGGCATGTAAACGATGTTCGTGTCCTACGTCTTGAAGACGACCTCAAATATCGTAACCCGACAGATATGGAGAATTTACATGGAATTATCACTGATTAGAAGTATGATGGACAAAGAGTTCTACGACGACCATCGTGGAGCAAGATGCCCTGATCGCTTATTCAGCAAAGATGTGCAGAAGATCAAGAAGACCATTGATGCTGCAATGGACAGGTATGCACGTACTGTAACACCAGATGAAGTTGAGGCGTTGCTACTTTCTAACAACCCTGCAATGACTACATCAGAGAAACAAATCTTTACTGGTCTGTTTCAGAAGATCAAACGTGAAGCCCCTATGGGCGGTGATGTGGCACAAGAGGTTCTGTCTAAGTTGTTTCAGAAGGTTGTGGGCGAGGATATTGCACGGCTTGGTGTAGATTACGTCAACGGTGATCGCTCTACTTTAGAGCCGTTGAGACATATGTTGGAGCAGTACGGCGAAGACTTCACTCCTAATCTCAACGTAGAGTGGGAGGACATTGACATTGAAACATTGCTTGCACGTAATGACCTTGAGGCACGATGGACATTCAACATCCCTACGCTTGCACGTAAAGTGGAGGGTGTTAATGATGGGCATCTGATTGAGATTGGCGCACGGCCTAACACTGGCAAGACATCATTTCATGCCAGCTTAATTGCTAGCCCCGGCGGCTTTGCCCATCAGGGTGCCAACTGTATCATCCTCTGTAATGAGGAGGGGTATCACCGTGTAGGCGCACGTTATCTGACAGCAGCTACCGGTATGACCATGCAGGAGATCAAGAAGAATCCTAGCAAGGCCCGTGATCTATACGCACCTGTCAAGGAACGTATCAAGATCAAGGACGCCACTGGACGTGACATGGCATGGGTTGAGAGTATATGTAAGTCCTACAAGCCTGACATCGTCTTGCTTGATATGGGTGACAAGTTTGCTAGAACAGGCGGGTTCTCTCGTACTGACGAAGCACTCAAGGCCAACGCTATCCATGCTCGTATGATTGCCAAGCAGTACAACTGTGCAATGTTTTATATGTCACAGCTATCTGCTGAAGCAGAGGGTAAGGTTCTTCTTAATCAGAGTATGATGGAAGGATCACGTACAGGTAAGGCAGCAGAGGCTGACCTTATGGTTTTGATTGCCAAGAATCCCATTGTAGAGGGTGCGGACGAAGAGGATAATCAACGCCATCTTAACATTGTTAAAAACAAGTTGACCGGGGTGCATTGTGTGGTACACTGCGAACTGGAAAACCAAACAGCGAGGTATACAGTATGATACATAAAAAATTCAATCCCGTTGATTACGCTTTGTACGATCAAAAGGCAAAGGACAAGACTACGGAATATTTGCAAGGCTTGGGTTACCAAGTTGTCGATCATCCTAATCGTTATGCACAAGACCTGATTGCAAAGTCAGAGATGAATGAGTTTATGGTCGAGTGTGAAGTCAAAGTTTTATGGAAGACAGACAGCTTTCCCTTCCCAAATGTGCAGTTACCAGAACGCAAAAGTAAGTTCTTGAAAGAGCGTACTCTTTTCTTTATATGGAACGAGCAGCTTACTCGTGCTTTTACGTTCTGGTCAGATGATGTCAAAAAACTGACACCTGTGGAAGTTCCCAACAAGCGTGTACGTAGGGGTGAGTACTTCTATCAAGTGCCGCTTGATATGACACAGATGGTAGAGGGGTGACATGAAACTAACTCTTGACGTAGAGAACACGGTCACACACCGTGACGGCAAGCTGCATCTTGACCCATTTGAGCCAGAGAACTCACTGACTATGGTAGGGATGCTGACTGACCAAGGTGTTGAGCATACGGTTACCTTTGACCATAGTAAGGTAGATGCTGATGAGAATGGACATGTATTGGTTCAGGAGTTTCTAGATGCCACTACTATCTTAATCATGCACAATGCAGCACACGACTTGCTCTGGCTCTGGGAATCAGGCTTTAAGTATGATGGGCCTGTGTTCGACACGATGCTTGCTGAGTATGTACTGCAACGTGGTATCAAGGAGCCGCTGTCTCTAGAGGCTTGCGCTGAACGATACGAGTTAGATACTAAGAAGCAAGACACACTGAAGGAGTATTTCAAGAAGGGCTACACTACTCGTGATATTCCGCATGATGAGTTGTTGGAGTATTGCTCTGCTGACGTACATGCTACGCAGCAGTTGTGCGATAAACTTATGCTAAGGCTAAACAGCAATGAAGACAGCAGCTTACGTGGTACAGTTGACCTTACTAATCAGGTAGCTGTCTGTCTGTCACGCATATATCAGCGTGGTTTTGCAGTTGACACAGGCTCTCTAGACACTGTGCGGCAGGAGTTTGAGCAGGAGCGAGATGATCTTCAGCGTGATCTTCAGTCACACGTGCGTAAACTTATGGGTGACACTCCTATTAATCTAAACAGCCCGGAGCAATTGTCTTGGGTTGTGTATGGACGTAAAGTATTGGACAAGCAGTATTGGGGCAGTGTCATTGACCCATATATGGATACTGCAGATTTCCGCAGTCTTGTTTCCAGTGGTACAGAACGACTTTACAAGACAAAAGCTACGCAGTGCAGTGAATGTAACGGAAGAGGCAAAGTGCGTAAGACTAAGAAAGACGGCTCACCTTTTGCTAACGCCACTAAGTGCAATTCTTGTGGTGGTTCTGGCTATCACTTTATATCGACCAAAGAATATGCGGGACTAAAGTTTAAACCGCCATCTGCCAAGTGGGCTAGTGCGAATGGTTTTAGTACAGGTAAGCAAAAGCTAGAAGTTCTTGAGGGTACAGCACGTGCCAAAGAAATGACAGATGCCGTAGACTTCCTGTCAAAAGTTCGACGCTTGTCTGCTGTGGATACGTACCTATCGTCTTTTGTAGAAGGTATTCGTATGTACACTAAACAAGATGGAAAGCTTCATGTCCGGCTGCTGCAGCATAGGGCATCTACAGGACGACTATCTAGCGTTGATCCTAATATGCAGAACATGCCCCGTGGCGGTACATTCCCTGTCAAGAAGGTGTTTGTATCACGTTGGGAAGGTGGCAAGATTATGGAAGCCGACTTTGCGCAGCTAGAGTTTCGCACTGCCGCATATTTATCACAGGATGGAGTTGCAATTGAAGAAGTATCTACTGGGTTTGATGTACACAGTTACACCGCTAAAGTTATTACCGATGCTGGTCAGCCTACGGATAGGCAGACTGCAAAGGCTCACACGTTTGCACCGCTTTATGGCGCAACAGGCTTTGGGAGAACGCCAGCGGAGGCAGCATACTACGAACACTTTACGAAAAAGTACGAAGGAATCGGGTTATGGCACTCCAAATTGGCTAAAGAGGCTATAAGCACACAGAGAATTACCACTCCATCTGGTAGGCAGTTTGATTTCCCTGATGTGAAACGCACTGCAAATGGCAGGGTTAGTAACTTTACTCAGATAAAGAACTACCCAGTGCAATCATTTGCTACTGCAGACATTGTGCCTATAGCCTTATTGCATATTGATAAACTTCTGGAGAATATGCAGTCATGCGTGGTAAATACTGTACACGATTCTATCGTTATTGATGTTCATCCAGATGAAGAAAGAAGTGTAATAGATGTTATTACACAGACAAACAAAGAACTACCGGGCTTGATTACCATGCGTTGGGGTATGGTGTTCAATGTACCTCTGCTATTAGAGGCTAAAATCGGGCCAAATTGGCTTGACACTAAAGACGTAACATGATATAACTACGACTCTTAAACTGAAGAAAAGGAGAAATAAATGACACAGGTTACTACAATCGACACTAACAACTATGCGGCAATGGCTAAGTTAACAGGCATTGCTAGTGAGGGTACGGGTAGCAAGGGAAGCACCCTAGCCCGTATGCGCATCAATCATTCACCTATTCTGGGTGATGAGTCTATCCTTGTAAAAGGCGGCACCTACAAGCTAGACATTCCAGATGGCCCCACTTACTACGCACCGTCAATTAAAATTCGTGCATTCTTGCAGCGTTTTATGTATAAGCGGTGGACTTCTGACGGCTTTGTCAAAACACTCATGGCTGATAATCTTGAACTTGATCTGAAAGATAATTTCGGTGGTTTTAACTGCGGTAAACCTGCCGGATACGTCAAGGACTTCAAGGCACTAAAACCTGAACTGCAAGAACTTATCAAGCAAACTAAGCGTGTAAGAGCAGTGTTTGGTACAGTGGAGATGTCTAGCCCAGTAGATGAGAAGGGTAAAAAGGTATCCCTAGAACCTACCCCATTCATATGGGAGATAGATAACCGGGAGGCTTTTGACGAGTTGGGGAACACCTTTAAGCAGCTTGCCAAGATGCAGCGTCTTCCAGTGCAGCATCCCATCACACTAAATACTGATGAGCGTAAGCTACAGACAGGTGGAAAATACTATGTTCCTGTCTCTTCACTTGATCTGACGACTACTTTGGAGATGGACAATGCAGATCAAAAACTTGCAGGAGACTTCTTATCGTGGATTGAAAACTACAATGTCTACATTGCCAATGCTTGGGACGAAAAGAAGCAAGCCCAGATGATGGATGAAGAAGACAGTGACATTGTAGATGATCTTGTCGATATAGAAGTTGAAGAGGTAGCATAATGAATCACCCTGCTGAACTGGCTGTGCATCAGTACATGGAGAACGCTGTTAAGGGTAAGTCCTCAATGTCAGAGGATACTATTAAACAGGTAGGTCAAGATGTAATGAACGCACTTCAACGCCAGTTTGGTGGGGGTAACAAGCGTGACAAGTTTGGTCTGCGTATGTCAAACGTAGGTAGGCCAACTTGCCAGCTTTGGTTTGAGAAGAATGAACCAGAGAAAGCGTTACCCTTTCCAACAACATTTGTAATGAACATGATGCTTGGAGACATCGTAGAGGCGGTCTTCAAGGGTCTTCTGAAAGAAGCAGGAGTGCAGTATGAAGATGATGAAAAGGTTACTCTACAGCTTGACGACGATACATCCATCACTGGCACCTATGATATTGTTATTGACGGTGCTGTTGATGATATTAAGTCAGCATCTAATTGGTCGTATACTAACAAGTTTGAATCTTTCGACACACTAAAGAAAGGAGATGCTTTCGGTTATGTAGGACAGCTTGCTGGCTATGCAAAAGCGTCAGGAAAACGTGCAGGTGGATGGTGGGTAGTGAACAAAGCTAACGGCCAGTTTAAGTACGTACCAGCTACAGGCATGGATGTTGAGGAAGAAGTAGGTAAGATCAAAGAGACATCAGATGCGGTTGAAGCTAACAAGTTTGAACGCTGCTTTGAGGCCGTGCCTGAAACATTTCGTGGTAAGCCTACAGGTAATACTATGCTTGGTACAGAGTGTGGTTTCTGTCGCTATCGTTTCTCGTGCTGGCCGGAAATACAGGAACTACCTGCAGTAGCATCACAGGCTAAGAACCCTAAAACAGTTGCGTATGTAAGTCTGGCTGAAGAGTATGCCTAACTACAAAGCATTTCGTGCGGCACGAAAATATGGGTATAGGAGTGGATTAGAGCATAAGCTTTCCGTTTATCTAGATGAACTCAAAGTCAAGTACGACTACGAGAACATAAAAATTGAGTGGGAAGACTTGGCCTACCGCACCTATACTCCTGACTTCATACTGGACAACGGTATCATCATTGAGACGAAGGGCATGTTTACGGCGGCTGATAGACGCAAGCATCTTGCAATCAAGAAGCAGCATCCTAAGTTAGACCTTCGTTTTGTATTTGAAAACAGTAGACGTAAGCTGCGTAAAGGTGCTAAGTCTACATATGCAGAGTGGTGTATTAAATACGGGTTTAGATACTATGACCGCATCATTCCCGAAGATTGGCTAAAGGAGAAGGGTAAAAACAATCACCCTAAGTTTATTAAGTTTAGTGGAACCAAAGTGAAGAGGAGATGAGCATGACAGATCATATGACATTTGAAGATGAGGACTTTGTAATTCGTGTAAGACCTACCGTATCGGACGAAGACTGGACAGGTGAGATAGACATCTCTATTATTTCTGGTCCAGATAATCCTATGGATGATGAAAGCTACTCACAGCTAATGCACTTTTGTAAAATGATGTGTGCTACAGTACCTATCATGGAACAGGACGAAACAATCCGTAATCTTGTTCACACATATGTCATGGAAGTTGTTGACAACGAGATGGGTATTGATGTAGAACTTGAGGAAGAGTTGGGTGTAGAGAAAACGTACGATGGTAATGTTGTACATCTCAACTTCAACAGTAAGACCGGGGGCAATGCCTGATGAGGCATGAGCAGTACATGAAAAACAAACTAGCTGAAGATGAGGAGAAATTGATGGATGAGTATTACACAAAGCAAATGAAAGATACAAAGACAGATATGGTCAACAGTCCTTCGCATTACAATCAATCAGGTATTGAGTGCATTGCTGCTATTCAGGCTGCGCTAGGACCGAACTTCAAGTATTACCTACAGGGTAATATTATGAAGTACATGTGGCGTTTTGACTACAAGGGTAAGCCGCTTGAGGATTTGCAGAAAGCACAGTGGTATCTTAACACACTTGTAGAAGATGTGATGGCGAGTGATGAGAGTTAAGGTATACATCAACATTGACATTGACCCTGAAGAATATCCTATACCTGCCGATGAGGACGTAGGCACGGAGATCGAAGACGGCATAAAAGAATACTTCTATGATGTAGAAGGTGCCGAAATACGCAACATAAAAACATTAACGGAGTGAGAAACATGAACAACTATTTACCAACAGACTACCAAAACTTCATTGCTCTTTCACGGTATGCCCGATGGAAAGAGGATGAGCAGCGTCGTGAGACATGGGGTGAGACAGTCGCACGATACTTTGATTATATGACACAGCATCTCAAGAGTAAGCACAAGTATGTCCTGTCGGATGAACTGCGTGGTGAACTTGAGCAAGCTGTGTTAAACCAAGACATCATGCCAAGCATGAGAGCATTGATGACCGCTGGACCTGCGCTTGACCGTTGTCATGTGGGCGGTTACAACTGCTCTTACGTACCTGTAGATAACCCTCGTGCCTTTGACGAGACTATGTACATACTCATGTGCGGCACTGGTGTAGGCTTCTCAGTAGAACGTCACAACATTGAGAAGCTACCTGTCGTCAACGAAGACATGCATCTTAGTGATACAGTCATCAAGGTTGGCGACTCTCGTCCGGGCTGGGCCAAGTCACTGCGTGAACTAATCTCTCTCCTCTACGCAGGACAGATACCCCAATGGGATACGTCAGAGGTTCGTCCTGCTGGCGCACGTCTCAAGACCTTTGGTGGTAGAGCAAGTGGCCCAGCCCCACTTGAGGAACTGTTTGAGTTCCTTGTAGAGAAGTTCAAGGGTGCAGCAGGTCGTCGCCTGTTCCCCATTGAATGTCACGACATCATGTGTAAGATTGGTGAGGTTGTAGTCGTAGGCGGTGTACGTCGTAGCGCACTCATCAGCCTGTCCAACTTGAATGATGACCAGATGGCACATGCCAAGTCAGGTATGTGGTGGGAGAATGAAGGACAACGTGCGCTGGCTAACAACAGCGTAGCCTACAAGGGCAAGCCAGAGATGGGTACATTCATGCGTGAGTGGGTATCCCTGTACGAAAGCAAGTCCGGTGAACGTGGTATCTTCAATCGTAAGTCAGCACAGGTACAGGCAGCTAAGAATGGTCGCCGTGAGGTAGAGCATGATTTCGGATGCAACCCTTGCAGTGAAATTATCTTGCGTCCATACCAGTTCTGTAATCTGTCTGAGGTTGTTGTGCGGTCATCAGACACGCAGCAGACGCTTACCGACAAGGTTCGTCTTGCCACTATCTTGGGTACGTTCCAGTCTACACTGACTGACTTCAAGTACCTGCGTAATATATGGAAGAAGAACACAGAAGAGGAACGCTTGCTTGGTGTATCACTGACAGGTATCATGGACAATGACATGATGGCTGGTAAGTCAGCGCATCTGGGCAAGAACATTGGTTCCACCCTCAATGCACTCAAGGAACAGGCAATTGAAACTAACGCAGCTATGGCACAGCAGCTTGACATTCCACAGTCAACAGCTATTACCTGTGTCAAGCCTAGTGGTACAGTCTCGCAGCTTGTTGACAGTGCCAGTGGCATTCATGCCCGTCACAACCCATACTACATTCGCACGGTACGGGGTGATAACAAAGACCCAATCACACAGTTCCTTGTGTCAGAGGGTATACCGGCAGAGCCTGATGTGATGAAGCCTGATAGCACGACAGTGTTCAGCTTCCCAATGAAGTCACCCAACAGTGCAGTATGTCGCACAGAGATGGATGCCATTGAGCAGCTTGAGTTGTGGTTGCAGTATCAGCGTCACTGGTGTGAGCATAAACCATCTGTCACTATCTCTGTTAAAGAGAATGAGTGGATGGCTGTAGGCTCATGGGTGTACGAACATTTCGATGAAGTGTCAGGCATTAGCTTCCTGCCATTCAGTGAGCATACGTATAAGCAAGCACCTTATCAGGACATTGATGAGGATACGTACAGAGAACTCTTGACACAGATGCCTAAGAGTGTTAATTGGAATATGCTACAAGAGTTTGAGAAGGAAGACACTACATCCGGTGGACGTGAGTTGGCTTGTACTGCTGGTGTATGTGAGGTAGTGGACTTGAACGCAGCGTGATTGAGGGAGCAGACATGCCTAACTGGTGGCAGTGGTGGTTGTTACTAGCCATCACTGTCAACACCACAATCAATATTGTTGTATTCTTCAAGCACAGGTTTAAGAAGAGGTAGTGTTATGCAATTTGAATTGTTCTCAATAGAGTATGAAGAAGATGAAAATGGTATTTTATGTAGAGACTGTAACATAAGAAAACCAAGAGAGTCGTTTAGATTATACAGAAGAGCAACGGGAGATAGAGAATGTAGAAGCACATCCTGTAAAGACTGCCAGAAAAAACACAATCAGGTTGTTAATAGGATACGAAAGACAGCACCGCCTATGACAAAGACCTGTCAAGCCTGTGGAAAAGAACACGACAAACTTGTTCTTGACCATTGCCATGAAACTGAGACATTTAGAGGATGGCTATGCTCTCCCTGTAATCTTGCTTTAGGAACACTGGGAGACAGCATTGAAAGGGTTGAAAAGGCGTTGAGTTATCTAAAGAAAAGTAAAACAAAGAAAGGAGTTGACAGATGAGAGATGCAATGATACAAGCACTCAAGCAACATGCAAAAGCAAGTAGCCAGTTGCATATGATGAACATTGAAGTGTATCTTAAAAACCCAGCAGGTATAGGTGAGCATTCAGATATAATGGAAGCTATACAGGCTGAGTTAGATAAGATGGCTATGCATGAAGATAGGCTTGACATCTTGGACAATTACTTCAATGAGTAAGAAGGAAGAGAAGCTGGCATGGAAAAGAGAAGAGGGGTGGGTGCAGTTTAATCCACCCCCTAAACACCCGCAGTACGAAGAGTGGATGAAAAAGAGGAAGGAGAAAGAGGATGAAGAAGCAACCAGAAAAAGATAACCCAACACAAAGATTTGTTGATGAGGGATATGAAGCGTTCAGCAAAGTAGAACAAAGAAAAGGCAAGTATCATCAGGTTGCCAACAGACTTAAAGAGAACACAACCCCGCACCGGGAGTGGCAACGAGGCTGGAATACTGCTTATTTTGATAACTTGGAGAAACTAAATGGACATAGAACTAGAAGCTAAACAGTGGATAAAGGAGAAGCGTGTGAGTGATATTTCAGCAACATTGTATCAAGAGAAGGCATGTGAGACTGCTATCTTCCCCAAGAACAAGGCTATGGAGTATCTTACTCTTGGCCTTACGGGTGAGGCTGGTGAGATTGCTAACAAGGTAAAGAAGTTTATTCGTGATGGCGCAGCACAGGATGAATACCTTGCCAAGCGTATTGAGATAGGATACGAGATTGGGGATGTGCTATGGTACTGTGCTGTACTAGCTAAAGAAATGGAGATGGACCTTGGTCATATCATGGAGAACAACTTACAGAAACTGGCTGACCGCAAGAAGCGTGGTACGCTATCTGGCAGCGGGGATAACCGCTAACGCATAGAACTTGCGGCTATCTTGCCGTACTCAAGAAGTTCACTGTAGTCATACTTACCATCTTCTGGTGGGCCGTTGTGAATTTCGTGATACCTTTCGATTGCCTTGCGTGTGGCTTCTGGCCCAAGTCCCAAGAAGTCCCGCTTGGCAACAAAGTCCTGCTTTCCGCTTATTAATTTACCAGCTTTTGATTCAATTCTAGCAAGCTTCATTACCTGTTGTTTGTAATCATTTATCAGCTTCAATAAATACGCCTTCTGCTCTCCACGACTTGCATTCTCATAGTATTCGTTGTCCTGTAAAACAGGCACAATATAATCCGTGGCGTATTCACCAAACAGTTTATTTATGAGGGCATCAGCAGCTACAACACCAGTCTTTTTTGTGATACGTGATCTTGGTATACTAAGCCTGTCAATTTCTTTTTCAAAAAAACTTTTACGTTCCTGACGTAGAATACCAGCAGCCTGACGTGTAATAGGCGCAGCACGACGTAGAGGCTCGGCCTTTGTAGGAACCTCATACAATTCACGTGGTTTTACACCCATCCGTTCAGCTATCTGTCGCTCTAGAAAATAATTACCCGGAATACGAGCCAAGCTTTTAGTTATTACTAAACTAGCTACATCATCTGTACGTGTCTGTCTGACAAGACGCTCATCATCAGGTGCTAAAAATGTATTGTACATATCTTGTGCTGCAGTAAGGGGAATAGTGTATGTGCTGAAAATGTTCGTACCAAGATTAGTTAAGGCTAAATCTGCTCTCTTACCAAACAAACCTTTGTATGTAGGATCATTGGGGGATGTTATATCTTTAAATAACTGATCTAGTGCGTATATACCGAAGCCAGCACGAAACTGTGTTCCAGTCAGTGCTTGAAGAGCAGCCATTGCGGGATTAGCACCGCCAAACAGAGGTTTCTTTTGACTATCTGGCAGCTTTTTATTTTCTAAATGATTGCTCAGCATCTCTCCAAAAAACAGGAATGGTGCTGCAGGAAAGAACGGACGTAGGTCAAATGTTTCGCCATTGGGTAGCCTACCTTCGTACCACTTTTCGCCAGCATATTCACTACCACGAAATGCAGCAGCACCAAACAGCATACCTGTTCCTACCATAGCTTTTGAGATAGCCTCATAATCGCCATCACTTTTACCTACTAATGTTTTAAGAACTTTAGGACTCAAGAAGTATACAGGAGAGTACTCCATCGTAAACCGCATAGCATTAGCTATAAATCGAGGGAATGGAATTAAAGATGTGGTTAGAAACGGGGCTTTGTGGATAGCGTTTATTATACCACGTGCTGTAGGATTGTCTGGTGTTCGCTGATAAGTAAAATACAGAGCATCATCAATTGCCTTATCTAGTATTTTTTTACCAAAATCATTGCCAAATGTTTGATTAAAGTTGCCTTCACGCATGATGTTTTTCAAATCAAAATCACGAACATCTACACCCTTTTTGCCTGTCTCCTCAAGGTACAGCTTGCGTAAGCCAGAGTCATTTAGTACCTTATCATACATATCATTTAGCTGGCGTTTTAATGAGCCTGTAAAGGCCACTCGTTTAAACATATTATCCGATAGCGTATTGATAGCGTTTAGTTCACGACCAACTTGCTCAAGTGTGCCTATTTTACCTAACTCACCCTTTGCAGTACCGGCAACGTCCCGCAGTTCCCTAAACAGTTCAGTGGACCGTTTAGCAAAACCCATTTCAAAAATTGTCGTGATAGCGGTAGTTTCTTCAGGGCGTAGTATACCAAACGCTACAGCAAACAGGTCTTCGTTAGGTGCTTCCTTAATCGTTCTGCCAGTTACAGCACCAACACCTGTACGAATACTATTTTCCATAGCACGTGTCAGTACATCGAATCCAACTCTACCAAAACCTGATATAGTATTACGTAAAGCGGTAGCACTTTGTGAAGTCATAGCAGCAAGACGCAACGTATCAAGACGTTGAACTATATTACGTTGAACTTCGCCCTTTGCTTTTGAGATAGTGTCTACTGCAGCCCTTTCATCGCCAGCTACCTCTTTAGCTGCCGCTTTACGTGCAGCTTCTTGCGCAGCCTCATCAAGACCAAAGATACGAGTCGCACTTACATCAGAAATACCTTTTAGTATTTGCTTTGCAGCACCTGCAGCCTGTAATTTTTTGGCTGCTGCAGAAAGGTCTGCCATGAAAACATCTGCAAAATCGTCGCTTGTTAGATTATATTTGTCCATAATCTTACGGCCAAAGATATCACCAGCTTTACCTGAATCGGATGCAAGGTTCTTTTCCCTAATGATACGTGCAACACCTTCAGTTACACGTTCATTTTTCTGAAGACCCCGTTTACCAGAAGACATGATATCAACAGTAGCTGCGAAAACACGCTTTACTTTATCTGTGTCTAAACGAACAGTCATGTCTGGCTGTAGATCAAGAGCAAATGAAACTTCTTCCATTATAGTATCACCACTTGCTACCCTCTCTGGATCAAGTGGGTCAAGCTTGTCTTTTACCTTTTTTGCTTCTGCTTTATTAGCTTTGAGAGTTTTATCTGCAGCTTCTACAGCCTTTACATTCTTTTCTTTAGTCTTCTTAATTGAATCCTCAAGTAAGTCACCCGTATTACGATCCATAAATCTTTGGGTCTGACCCTTTGCCAAACCCACACCCAATGCAGCAGGTGCGGCACCACTTAAACCGAAAGCAAGCGCAGTCTCAGCAGGATTGTAATCATCCCGCAAGTCAATTTCCATTTCTGTATTTTGTTGAGCAATGTTTTGCAAAGAACCTGCAGCACCTTCCACAAGAACAGTGGACGTTACAGGATTAGCAGCAGCTAGACGTGCAATCTGCGTCGTATATGGCACTTTTAGTGCTTGACGAAGTGTACCTTGTACTGCTGCTTTAGCCGCATTTGTCGCAGCAATCCCTCCAGCTTTACCTAGACCGGGAAGTAACAAGCCAGCGTATGTTGACGGTGCTGTAGCGAGTCCACCTAAGTAATCCCCTAGCGCACCGGGGGCGTCGAAGGATGGCAACTCAGTAAATGTACTGTACAACAAACGGTAGTCATGCAATCGTTGCCTAGCCCGTTGACGTTCCTTATCACGGAGTTCAGTTTTGCCGGTGGCGTCAGCGGCTGCCCCAGAAACATAGTTGTAGTCATACCCTGCTGTTACTTCGTTTACATTGAATGACCTAAAATGTTCTATAAACTCCTCAATAGCAGTGTCTTGTGTTATGTCTTCAAAGCCAAGTCTATCTTTAGCGAACCGTACAGCAGCCTCACGAATAGCTGAATTATTGCGAATATTATTATACGTTATTTCAGAAGATGCGGCATCTGTTTCTTCTTCTATAGCATCTTCAGACACAGACACAGGCTGCGTAGGCTCTACTTGTAAATCTCTGTTGTTGAATTTATCTAGTAGGCTGCTTCCAGTTGGTACTCGTGCAGGTGCTACAGGAGAAGCGGGTTGAACAGTTACTGTACTCCCGCCTTCTTGCTGTGTCTTAAACTTATTTAGTAGATCACTCATACTAAGACCTTGACATCAATCCACCGGATGCACGGTTATTCTTTGTGGCCTCTCTGTATAGCATCTCAGCTACATCTTTTGACACATTTAATGCGGAAGAGATCGCTCTTGTTTTTGCTGTTTTAGTACCTATAGTTTTTGCTAGAATGTCAGTGGCTTGATCAATTTGTTGTGTAGTTGTCATTTCAACATTAGGCAAACTATCTACCAGTTCTTTTGCAGCAGATTCAGTAATATTTAATTTTTTAGACAATTCTTCTACTTTTAAAATAGGACTTAGCTGCTGAAGTTTAGGCATATTTCTAATTACCTTGAGTGCCTCTAGCTGTTGAGGGTTGGCGTATTTAGCAGCCTCTTCTTCGGCGTCCACAAAAGATTGGTATTCCCCTGATCCTTCTGTTTCAGCTATCTCTACACGACGCTCCAGTTCATCACGAAACTCTTGACCATAAGCTTGTTGAATAAGTCGATCATTAAGAGCATCCTGCGCTGTAGTCTGCAAACCCGAAAGCAAGGCATCTACACCTGATGCACCGGTATCTGGGTATGCACTAAGAAAGCTATCAATATCCGCTTGAGGTAGGGGACTTTCGCTAAGTGCTGCGGCAGTCTGAGAGGTAGCATCCGACGTTGTAGTGTCACCTGTTGTTTGATTTGTCTGTGCAGGATTGGTAATGTAGCCACGATATATTCCAACAGCTACCATGCCCGGATTTTCTTCGGGGTCTAGAACCCCCATGAGGCGGTTGAATACATCATTCTCAAGGTTATTACGCATGGCCTTACCCTGATCGTATGCATTACGTAAATCAACAGAAAGTTCTTCGTATGATTTAGTACCAGTAGCAATAATCCTAGATGCATTTAAGTACAACTCACCAATAGCACCAAGCTTTAGTGCAACCTCACGATCAATAGCATCGTCAACCATAGCTGATGCAGTCGTAAAATTACTTTCTGTCAACTCTTCAGTCAGACGTTGAGCCGTTTGAACTTCTGCCATTCGTTTTACAATACTCTTGTATCTATCAGAACTCCTGTCCATACCAGCAACTTCTTGAGTAAGTCTAGCAAGTTCTGCTGTAGAACCTTCAAATATAAGAGTAAGACTGTGCTTTTTAAGTCTATCAATCTCTGCCATCACCTCGTTATACGGTCTAGTTCCTTCCGTCAAAGTATTTAGTTTAGAACCAAGACGACTTAGTTGCTCTGGTATAGTTTCTTCTTTTCCTGTAGTACGCCGATTAATTAGCAACATTTGCTCTTCAAATTCAGTATAGTCACCTGTTTTTTGACCAGCCGCCCAAGCATCTGATGCATCCATTTTCATTATAGCAAGGTCGTCGCCTCTTTTTACGGCATCACGGCGACGAAGCACATCAGAAAGTTCGTTTATCTGTTTTGTTATGTCTGATTTTAGACTGGCGTCAGTAGTGGAGTCACGACGTGCTTGCAGCAGTTCCAGTTTTTTTAGGTCTGGAGCATTTTCAATGTACGAGGTATACGTTGAGTCACGCAACGAGCGAAGATAATCTTGCCTATTGTTAAAACCATCTACCGGTGACTCTTCATCTGCACTAGCTGTAGTAAGTTCTTCTTCGATACGTGCTAGTCGCTGCTCAAATGGCAGAATCTCCATATCAAATTCAAACTTATTAAACTTAATACGAGGTATTACAATAGATGCATCGTACTTATCACTGATGCCCATAGCGGCAATCTCTGAAGCAGAACGATCTTGCGCACGACCCATGATATCCACATCTACGCCCAGAACTTTGGACACCAATCCCCCGACACGACTGTCGTCAGAGGGCATTTTAATAGATGTAGGGAGAGTTTTAGGTGCGCCAAGATAGGCTTCTGCGTAGTCACGAAGTGTGTACGTCTGACCACCAGCTTGTCCGGGGGCATCTACACCAGCACGTTCAAAGAATGAACCAATGTCAATACCTTCGTTATCAAGTTTAGCTTGCTGCAGACTGGTGAGCAAAGCATCGTATCCAGCGGAACCATACTCCTCAAGAAGACCGGCGGCGTATGCCTCACCATTTGGTCCACCGATAACTTTTGCACCCTGTTTGAGACGATCAACGGTGGAGTCAACTTTATCTCGCCGTTTTGCCTGATCATCTAAGGCACGTCTTGTGCGTATCTCCGCAACTTTATCAATGCGACCATTGATCCGTTCAATGTCACGTTTTAGTGCATCATTTGCAGATTCGGCAAAACCTTTAACAAAACCCTCACCAAATGAGCCTAGTCCAAGAAATGACATATTACGACCTCGACATCAGACCTGTACGCTTGTCGGCTGCTTCACGCATTTCGGCAATAACAGGTGTATCAGCAATTTCTTCCGGCATATCGTCATCTTTCTGCTCCTGCTTAAAACGCTCAAGAGCAAGTTTGACAGTGGTGCCTGACATCTCTTTGTCTTTCTCAAGACCAGAGGTGTATTTCACATTAGCAGTATCTCCAATTAACATTATTAATTCTATAAGAACAGGAAGGACAAGCATACCCACATCAACAGTGTGCTTACCTTCCATAACAGCACCAAGTTGCATGGTGTTTGCTACAGTTGTAATAGGTATACCCATCTCTAGAACATCTAGAAGCTGCTCCGTAACCTCATCTGATTGAAGTCGGGGGATGTAGTAATCAAGTGCCTCTTCTACAGTATTGTACTGTGGTGGATTTGTCCAAGGACGACTGCCTAACTCAGCAGTCAGAGATTGACCGGGAATGGCTGTGTCAAGCATGGGCTGCATATCGTTAAGCATCAGCTAATTCCTCACGTTTCCTGCGAATTGCCTCAATGTAAGATGCAATACGACGTGACGGCTGCATCGGATCACCCATTTTATCGTCTTTCATTTGACGACTTTTAGGTGGTCCCATAAGCGTATTCGCATTTACTTCTTTTTCTTCCGGCTTCATGTTCATAACAGTGTTGATATTCTGATGAAGGATCGGTGATGGGTTAGTAAGAGGCATTTTTTATCCTATCCAAACTGAATCCATGCACTACCAAGGGTGCCAAGTAGACCGCCAAGAGCAGAGCCAGCAGCCGAACTACTTGCTGCCCTTGCTGCTGCTGCTTGTGCATCTGCACTAAGCTGTGTCGTAGCTAAAAGATTTAAGCGATCAAGTTCACTGTCTGCAGCTTCCCAAGCGTGTTCCATGCTATCTGCATAATATTGCCACAAATTGTTGTATGCAGTATTACTAATATCTAGTATTGCATTTGCATTAAGTTCGTTAGCACGATTGACTGCAGCAGTATCTGCTGTAGCAATTTGTCTGCGCCATTGCGCATTCGATTGTGCAATAACAGTTTGGTTTTGTGCATTAAACTGATCACGCTGATTGTTCATTTCAGCATTAAAGCGTTCAATTGTATTGGCCTGACCTGCGTTAAACTGTGCTTGCGCATTCTGTTGTGCCGAATTAAACTGAGACGTTTGAGAGGCGAGATTAGCAAAAAACTGATCTACTTGATTTTGACTTGTAGCATTAAACTGACGTGATGCATTTGTAGCAGCTTGATCTGTAAACATAGACTGTGTGCGCTGTTGTGCTTTAAACAATTCTGTCTGTTGTTGATTAGACAGATTTGCCATATCTACCTGCAAGAATGACTGCGCATTTTGTACAGCAGCTTGCTGGCGATTGTTTAAGTTCTGCGTGTCCATCTGCGCAAGTGCGGCAGACTCAGACATCACAAGTGCCTGTTTGTTAGACAGGTTGTTTAGGTTCATTGTATTAGCAGCACGGCTATTTTCTAGCTGTACCTGCTGCTCTGCTGTAAAGTTCTGATTGGCAATATCACCAATACGAGCAGAGTTTTGTACACGTGCTTGGAATGACTGGTCAAATTCCTGACCAATAAACTGCGCACGTTGTTGTGCAGCAAGCATAGCACGTTGCTGGCGGTTAGATAGGTTCTGCGCCTCAAACTGTGCCGTTGTAGCAGCATCTGCCTGTGCAATAGGAAGGGCAGCTTCAATTGTAGCCTGTACAATTGCCTGACCCGCAATGCTACTAGCACCAAGACCCCGTGCTGCCATTTGCTGTGTCGCATTACGAAGTGCGCCAGCAGCCCATGCAGGTGGGTTTGTAGCATCAAAGTTAGCAGTAAGCTGTGCAAGCTGTCCTTGTACCGTAGCCTGTGCGGATGGTGTAGCTTCTGCAGCCTGTACCTGCTCTGTAAAAGTAGCAGCAGTCTGCGCATCAGCAGAACCAGTGATAAGTTCACCATCTTGGATGTTTCGCTGTACTGGATTATCTATTAGTGTAGCATTTCCTTGCGCTGCTGTCAAGTTCCCTACACTGGATGCTGTTTGCTGGGCCGCTGTGACCTCTGCACGTGGGTCTACAGTGCCTTGTGCTGCTTGGGTAGCTGCAAGCGCAGCATCAACTGCTGGTGCAGCTTGTGCAGCCTCCATCTGAGCAGCGGCACTTTCCTGTGCAGGTGCTGCTGTAGCTGTTGTAGCCATAGCTGTAGGCACAGAAACTGCACCTGTAACTACACCAGCACGAGGATCAACATACTGACCCATATCAAACGGCGTTGCTGCAGCCTGTGTTACACCACCTGTAGGTACACCCGGCTGAAACATACGCTGTACCGCAGCTTCCTGTACATTTTTAGTTGTGCCTTGTGTCTGTGCAGCAGGTGGTGTGGTTGTAGCAGGTGGTGTTGTTTGTGGTGTTTGTGATGTTGCACCAACCCCTCTATATACAGGATTTTGATTGCCTAGTACGCCTTGCACCGGCCCAAGTGGTGAGCCGGTTTGTTGAAACGGAACAGCCCTGCCATCGTTTTGCATCATAGCATCTTCTGCAAACTTACCTTTTGTTCTATCTACCTGCATAGGTATAGGCGTAACACCCGGAGGCAATGACATCACAGGATTTGATACACCTGCTTGATTTGCTTGTTGAGGACTACCATATTGTTGTCCGGTGTTGGGGTCATACACTACAACTGCAGGTGAAGCATTGAAAAAACTAGCACCGCCTGTAGCTGGACTACTCTTTACAGCACCACCCGTTTGCATCTTCACCACACCACCCTTTGCCATCTGCACAGCAGCATTCTTAAACTGCTCCATACGTGCTTGACGTGCAGGGTCTTGCTCAATGTAGTTCTGGAACTCGCCCATGTTGCCTGTATAGCCCATGCTCTTGGCGATTTTGTTCATCGCTTCTGGTTTGAATGCCTTGAATACAGCCATACTAATTCATTCCCATAAATACTGTAACTACCATAGCAACCACCATCACCGTGCTACCCATTATCATTGCTTCCAGCCGCCACATGCGCTTGTCTAGTGCTTCCAGTTTTTCTTGCACAGAAGCGTACCGAATGGCGCACTCCTTCTCGTGTGCCTCAAGTTCCATCTGGGTTTTGAGTACGGGTTCCATCGCCAGTTTCATCAGTCGGCGTCAGCTATGGTCAATATGCCGTCATCTACTTTAGCCTGAATGTCATCAGGCAAACTAGATTGATTAGCTGACAACCAAGACTGAAACTCTGGGTCGTGTGCAAGACAGGTCCGACGCACCAAACCATCAGCATCTGTGCGTTGGTAGATTACCTCGTTATCTTCGTTTGTTTTCATAACAGAATAAGACATTTACAACTCCGCACTTACGCCAATATACCCTGACGCATTTACTATTCTATAGTTATATGTTCCAGTAGCACTATTCAGTGAACTAAATGTTAAATCAATTGCACAGGTAGTTTTACTTGAACTACCTCTGATAGCGGGAACAGCACTACAAACTTGTGTAGCTCCATTACCCCATGACCCGTAATGTGCGGCTGTGCCACTTTGGTCAATGGCGGTTGGAGCAGCCCTCATTTCAACGGGCAATGGTAACATTGCCATAGCTGCTGTAGTAGTATATACACCGCCAGCAGCAAAGTAATTATTGTCTCCGTTATAATTTATTCTGAAATAATACCTCTGACACTTAGCCAACTCATCGCCAAACGACCGATGCTCAAACGGCGTGGCCTGTTCGCCAACTTCCATCTGCACTCCGGTGATGTACCATTCGTTACCAACCGTGTCGGCAAGATTTACCTGACTGGGGTGTACGGCATTAGCATCAACATCGCCACCCCAAGTTCCATTAAAAAACGTACCGCTTTTAAGGTCTGCACCCCCAAGAAGGGCAAAGTTTAAACGCAGAGACATATTATTATCGTTATCGAATGCCCCAGTGGTATCTGGATTGAAAGTAAGCGATTTACGTTCCCAAGTATTTGAACTGTTGATGGTGTATGACAAAGCGTTTTGCCTATCATTATCTGTGTCACCAAGTCCTACTGTGTATACGCCTGTCTTGTTGGACTTTACATAAAAAGAAACAGTAAATGGTTTGGCATCCGATGTGCCTTTAGCAAGAGACTGTAAATCTCGCCCTTCAAATGCGTATCTGAGATGCCAGAACTGTGTAGAGGCCAGAGAGGTGTCGGCAGTTGTTACTTCAATCTTTGCGCTATTAGAAAATCCAGATGGGGCATCTGTACTTTGTGAAAATGTAGACACTTGGTCACCACTAAGAGAAATCTGAAATCTATCCAATACAGTGTAACCTTCACCAGTTCCGTTTGGCCCTACGTTAGTTTTACTCGTAGCCCTCTGCGCCACCTGCATCGCACCGTTGATAATCAGGTTCCTGTTCGACAACGCCGTCTGCGAACCAATCAGTGCGGCGAGTTCTGCTGCCTTACTCATGCGAGGTCTCCATTAACCGTATAACTTCTGCTGTTACTGTCCCGTGAGCCGCTAAGATTGTGGGTTTTCAAAGCGACTGCTGATGTTGAACGAGGCGCACTTGAAACCAATTCTTGGATAACCATAATCTCATCATTATCTCTAGGTGTGCCATTAGCAGAATAATCTGCGTTGGTCATGTTGCTGGTAAAGTTTGTTGTTGTCACCCCTGTTTCTTGGTCATTTATACTAGACACGTTCAACGAATCTGAAAGAGTGGGAGTACCATCACCCTCTATAAAAGCCCACATTTTTGCACTTCCCCCTGCAACAAAGCTGGTGGCAATGCTGTTGTTCCCGCTGGCATCCTTTAGGGTGTTTACTCTCAGTTCACTAGCCATTATGCGAGGTCTCCATGTATCAATCCGTACACATTAGGAATGTCCACAGCGGCTGTTTCATTGCCGTTTGCCCCACGAATGCGAAACTGAGAAGTCGCACAGTCGCTTGTTGAACCTTCGCAGTTCATGCTGTTGGCATAAGAACCTGACGTTATAGCCTGACTAAATAATACATTGTTCATATTATTGGTGAAATTGGCTTGATAGCTGCCGGTTCCGTTATCAGCAACCGAAGCTGTGTTTAAAGAATCAGACAAAGTGTTGCCGCTTGCGGAAATGTAACACCAAGACTTAGCCAGACCCTGCTGCAAATTCGTTGTGGTCGAGTTGCCCTCGCCTGTCACCGCAATAGAGCCAGCCGTGGTTACTCCTGTGATGGTATCGACTTTGAGTATGCTTGCCATTATGCGAGGTCTCCGTGTGCTGTAGCCATACACAATTCTGCGTCAGCTAACGCTTCAGAAAATTTCAAGAAATCTAACTGAACTTGTGACGCTGTTGGCGGTACGTCATGGGAAACGCATGTAGAGCCAACATAACTACCACTGTCGTGAGTAGAGTTTGCTGTAATTATATATGACGCATCTCCCATAGAAGAGACAAAGGCTATCGTTGTCAGCCCTGTACCACCGTCTGCAATACTAGATGCGTTGAATGACTTAGTTATGGCTTGCGTACTGTCTTGTTCAAAGTTAGCAAAGAATTTTGCCGCAGTCTGCTTCGTCAGCGCAACAGGACCACTTCCCGCCTTATCCGCAATCGTGTCTACATTCAATACGCTGGTCATACGATGCTCCAATATCCGTTAACAGTGACGGTGGCACTCTGTGTAATCGGTCCTGCCGACACACCGTTCTCATCGCTGTCAATCGTGATGTCTGCGCTGATGGTCTGACCGTTCAAGCGGATGATGCTGTTGTTGCCCTTGAATGGGTAGCGTGTGTCAGCCTCAGTCTTTGTGTAGGCATTGTTCACAGAGAACACATCGTACACAACCATCTCAACTGTATCATTCAGGCTGGCCCCAGTTACCAACACAACCGTCGTGCCTGTCGTAGCGGTGTAGTCAGTGCCGGGTACAAGAAGCACACCGTTCTGATATACGTCCATGTACAGGCTGTCTGAGTAGTTCAGGACACCACTGCTGGCATCACTGCCACTGAATGATGTCTGACCGGCAGTGGCCTGATACTGGTAGCGGTTACGAACACCGGCTGATGGGGATTTACCTATGTATGGCATGGTTGTTCCTTATGGTGTCTCTTGTGCATCCATCGCAGTCTGGTATGCAGTCTTTACAGCATCTGACCACACGGCGTTGCAGATAGCTTGCACCTCTGTGCTTTCGCCAGAGATGTCTGTGTCGGCCCAAGTGTCGCCTGTCTTGGTGCTGCATTGCAGGACATGCCGATGGAAGCTGCGGCTAATCTCTGTGCCGTCACGTTTAATGACAGTGGCGGTGCGTACCTGTACGGCTTTGTAGTCACCGACTACTTCAATTTTGTCTTGCAGTGTTTCTTCTGTAAGCACTTTTATCTCCTATGCTTGGACTGTCCGACCCGCACCTCTGGTGGGGTTATGCTGTCTTGTAAGTGATAGTGAAAATAATGTCATTGCCAGCATCAGTTCTAAGAGAGCCAGCAGATACAGAAGTGTCTAAACCATTTCTTGCGTCACTGTCTGCTTTTATTAGGTCACATCTTGTTGTACCCGGCTCTGCATAGCCTGTAGCTGGCGTGTTGCCAGTGGGCCAACCGGTTCCGTAGCCAATATTAACGCTGCCCCAAATTTGTCCTGTATCTACAGTGAACGGCAATCCGCTAAGTCGCAGGCCACCAGAGCCTTGTGAACTCACCGAACTTGTTCTCAATCTTCCACAAACGATAACAAAATCTCCGACTTTGACATATTCTGCCGCTTGCTGTTCGTAAACAACAGTAGGATTGCTATCGCCTGTGTAAGTTAAGGTCGCACTTCCGGTTTCATAATCATCCAGCGCATTGGCACTGCCGGTGCCGCCAAGATACAGGTTGCCGCCAAGATACAGGTCTTGCCAACGAACATCGTGATGGCCCAAGTCAACGGAATTATCTGCCTGTGCGCCACTGCTGTCCAGCGGCCTAACATCATCACCAGAAAACCTGATGCCCACATCACCGTGAATTGTTAAGTCATTACTTGCCGTTCCGATACTTCCACCATTAGTGACAGTGATACTGTCAACGGAACCAACGCCTTCACCAGTGATTTTTGTCAGTGCCATTGCCTATGTTCCTTATGCGTAGGGGCTGTCGCCAAGTACGCTTGTATCCCAAGCTGCCTTGAGTGCTGCAATGTCGGCAGCGTTAGTGATTGCAGATGCCGCTGGTGCATTACGCAGGGCATTCTTAGCTGTTACAGATGCAGCCTGTGCATCACTGTCGCCAGCCTCAAGTGCCTTCATGTAGGTTACGTCCTCTGCATCAAGCAGTGGCGCACGTACCTCACGGATTTTGTCCTTGAAGATTTCTTTGGCCTTTGTCATGTCCTCAGAGATGACGCTGCCACTCAATGACCATGCACCACGAAAGTGACGGTCAGAAGGAACGGTAGCCGATGAGGCATCAATCTGATTCCCGTCCTTGTCTACGATGTATGTTGTTGCCATT